TTGACAAACCGTTCGCTGATTGCGAGTGGACAATTAACAGCGGCATGGAATACTGGTGCCGTAACAGGCCCTGAAGCCGTAACCCAAGAAATGGATATTGGGCCGCAAGATTGGCGCACAGGATATCTAGTAGCGGTTGAACAACTTTCATTCGGTGGGCTTAGGTCTGCCCCATTTGCACCTAACGCATTTGAAATCATCTTAGAGTGTTCAAGCGAGACTATGACAGTAGCCGCAAGTATGGCACTAGCGTTGAGCCAACAGTGAGTTGGTTAGATGGCTTGTGAAAATTGTACTCGATTAGAAAGAATGCTCTTTCAATTGATTGCCCCAGGCGATACATTACAAACACTGCAACCGGCAATATCCTCTAGAGGCATTCCACTTACACCCGAAATGGCAGTAGCACTTGACCGTCTTGCCCGCCCGGGCCAAGAAGCCGTAGCGATGAAAGCGGTGAAAACAAAGCGCAAGGCTTCAAAATATGCTGTTAAGTATGGTAAAGCATTCAAGAAGGTCGCCAAGAAACACATGAAAAAAGGTGGTGGCTGGAAAACTAATGGTTTCAAGCGTGCCCAGAAGGAAGCACACAAGTTAGCAAAGAGGATGTGATGAACGTGGCAAACGGAAAATATACGACAATTAGAACCCTCCGAGGAAACATTACAGTAAGCGGTCAAAGAAAAACTTTGATTGTGGACGATGGTCGCTTAACTCACGGCCATAGAATCACTTCAATTAGAATGTGGCCTGCTAGATCTGGGCAAGTTGGTGATATATCTTGCACTCTCGCAACCACAGGTGTGGCAGCAAGCCTCCCAATGGATGCTAGCAATAATGGGCAAATAGGATGGGTCTTTTCACCATTTACTACGAGTCAAGGCAATGGTTTTGAGTCTGTCCTAGACCCAAATCATATTGTTGTTGAAGAATTGGTAATTGTTGCCGACTTTGGTGCCGCTTTTACTGATGGAGTCAATTACATGATTACATTACAACCGATTGAATTAACTGATAGTGAATCGGCAGTTGTTCAAATTAAGGCACGCCAACAAAATCTAGTATAGATGTTTGACTTTCAATTGCTTTGAGTAGGGCAGCAGAGATTTCAATCGGAATCTTTCCTCTAATATTTGCCCTCAGCGGTGAATGTCTTTCATCCTTATCTGCTTTGCTTGGAAACTCTGCAGGGACGAACGAAGGAAACTTCCCCCAGAACACATAGGCATCATTAATTTGAAACGGTCTGCCCAGATCTGCATGAAAATATTTAATTGCGCCACGTACATTTTCTATGATGTGCCACGTAGGCTTTAGCATTTTGATAATATCCATGCCACATTCCAGTATATCCATTGATGGCTCCCAGGGAACAGTAGGAAACTCTCTTTCATGGTTACTCCTGGGGGCATTGTAGGCCACAGAAAACTCATAGCATGGTGGTGAAAATAGAATCACATCAACATCATGAAACTTTGCTGACATTAACATAGCACCCATTGATTCAGGGCGTAGATAATGTTCTTCTAGCCAATCTCTAAATTCAAAGATACACATTATTCTTGTAGCTGAGATCTCAGCAAGCAAAGGATTGTTTTCAATGCGTAGGACATCATGTCCCGCCTCAATGAATGCTTCACTAAATCCACCCAGGCCACTGCATAAATCTAAGACCTTCATTCCATCACCTCAGTTAATGATGCAAAACAACCTTGACAATTCCAATCTTGAATAAATGGTCTAGTATAATTCAATCCGCATAGTTTGCATTCATACTTGAATAGCACTTTTTCTTCAACAAAGCCGGTTTCTTCTATATCTTCCAACAGTTTTCTTCGAACCCAGGCGCTAAAGTTATTCATTCTTGAGGCAACCTCAAACGAATTGAGGCATAATGTGATAGTTTTGTGTCGCATTAAACAGAGCCAACAGGTTGTCATGTATGTATGTATCCTACGACACAGTGTAAAAAAGATACTAGACTAATAATAAGGGGTGGGGGATAATGGGGTGGTTAGTGGGCGGGGTGTAGAGACTTCGGTAGTTGAGCGCCCCGCTCACCCTAAAGAAGATAGAATCCGGTGTGAGGGAAACACTAGGTTTACTTTATACACCGTCCACGCCTGCAGCTGACCATGGCGAAGAGTGATACCTTCTTTATCCGAGCGAGTGTTGACCCTGCATTGGGTGTATATGATGAAACAATTATTGACCTGGGTTCATTTGTTAATGCACTCTCAAAGGATGTACTGAGGATATGGTCTGTTGAAGTCCGTTACCCTCAACCATCACTCAACGCAACCGGCGCACCTGCCTTAGTCACAGAGACTTGGCAACTAACAACCCAACCTCAAACCGCAATTGTTCCATTGACAAACCGTTCGCTGATTGCGAGTGGACAATTAACAGCGGCATGGAATACTGGTGCCGTAACAGGCCCTGAAGCCGTAACCCAAGAAATGGATATTGGGCCGCAAGATTGGCGCACAGGATATCTAGTA